AACTTGGCGAACAGCTATATGAAGACTTTAAAGATGAATATAACTTAGCAACAGTTACAAAAAAACGTGCTGACTTTTATAAAGCAGCAGTTGCAAAAACATTAGCAGTAGTTTAAATTTTAAAACATGAAAAAAACAGTAAAACAGCTTGAAAAGAAAGCTCGTAAAGAAGAGAAAAAAATTCACTCTAAAGTAAAAAAGGTATTTGGTACAAGAGTTGGAAAAACACCAAAAAATAGTGAATATTCTAATAAGTGTGATAGTAAGAAAGACAAGAGAAAAAGTAATCAACTTGTTGACGCAATCACCAAATCAGTTATTCTTAATAAAAGAATGCTAGGTAGAGATAATTATCAACTTAAGAGATGGCAGGAATCGTATTTTCAAGAACTATATTCTGAGTTTAGAAGATTAGTTGAAAAATATAATAAAGGACTTCAAGTTAAAGCAGAAACATTAGCAGATAAAATTAGTGATCTAAAAATTGAAAAAAAGAATCTTCAATATGATGTAAAAGAACTTGAAGAAAAAAAGAAAGTGTTAATGCATGATTAATTTTTTTAAAAAAATATATTTTTGGTTTTATATTAAGATACATATTATTTTGATAAGTATCGGTATTATGCTGTATAGGGCAGAAGCAGATGCACAAGCTGACCCGAATAATTTACAGGAAGGTGATAAAAGAATTCAAAGAATGCTTCACAGGAATCAAACCCTTGAAAAATTTTATGCTGGTAAAACCGATGAAAAATATGTCAGAGAATATTATGAAATATTAAAAAAAGCAGATAAATTCATTCGTACAGCAACTCCATATCAAATGGCACTTGCAGCAGATAAACATGGTAGTTCCTATGCTCAAAAAGACCCAAGTGGTAAAAGATATGAGCATTTTGGTTTTTATGACGAAAAACACAGACATGCTGGTAAAACAATTGGTGAAGTTTTAATTGAGGAATATGAAGAAAGAAGACTCAAAGATGATGACTATGAATTACTTGGTATTTACAACAACGAACCAGTTGAAGTGGGGTTAGCAAAAGTTATGAATGTAATTAAAAAAATTGATGAAAATGATTTAGATTCTCAATATGAAGTAAAAGATATGACTGAAAAATCCAAAACTTTTGAATTTCCAATTAAGGTTGTTCGTGAAAATGAAAACGTGGTAAACAAAATTGAACAACTTACTGAGTTCTTACATATTAAAAAGATCGGTTTTGATTATCGTCAATTAGAATTTTTAATACCATTGAAATATAGAACAAATGATTTTGGCGAAGATACTGATATTTTTAAAGAATTGATTAAAATTAAAGAAGTTTTTCTCCGTAATGATTATGGTGAATTAACTGGTTATGGAATTATTAAATTTATAAAAAGAATACAACTAAATGATACTCATGATGTGTTTAAATTCGAAGCAATTGAAATGCAAAACATGAAAATTTAATACTAAAAAAATATGAATCCGTACTTAGAAAGTTTAAAAAAGGCAGTTGACACTGGAGATTTCAACTCAGAAGCAGCAAAAAAAATAATCCAGATTGATAAAAATGCAGACAATGTACAAGGTTTGTCTTTAACAGAAGAAGAAAAAGCTGAATTGGCAAAGAGGCGTTTGGACGGTACTTTGAAAGAAAATACTGTTGTTACAGAAGAAGAAGTTTTAAAACTTAATTCAGAATATGAAAAGGAAATGGCAAAAATTAAAAAAGAGGATACTGTTAACCTACAACTGGCAACATTAACAGATATTGAAGACATGGTAATAGCAAGTGTTAATGACATGGTATCCTTCATCAAAGAACTTGAAGATAAATTTAAAAAAGAATTTGATGAAAATGACCCAATTTTTGAGAAATTGAAAACAAAAACGTTGCAAATAAAACTTAAATATATATCTTTTATTAACTAAAAACAATTATTTATGGCAAAAATTCAAAAAGCATCTGAAGAGATGGAAAACCTTTTCGATAAGGTAAAAAACACGACAACAATTAAAGATTGGTTGGTATTCGAAGTTCTTTGTAATAATAAACAAAAAGAACTTTGTAAAATCGTCAAAGTAAATGAAATTGTCGAACTATTGACTGGCGGAGTAAATTTCGCAGTAGTAATTAATGAAGACATTTTCGATCAATTACCTGATGAAATGAAAGAAACGGCAATTATTGAATGCCTTGCAGGTGTTATCGTTGATGGTAACGACAAGATAACTCTGGAAAAACCAAATTTTAGTACCTATAGAGGCGTTTTAGAGAAGAATGGGCATGACCCGATCATTGTTCTTCATGAATCAATTAAGAGTCTCTACGATGCTCAAAAGCAGAAAGAAGACGAAGAGAAAGCACAAAAAAAAGAAAAGAAAGTCAAAAAGGGTTTTCCAAAAGCATTTTAATTATTAATCCAGACAAATCCCGACACATAAAATGTCGGGATTTTTTATTTATTAGTATTTATAGAAAAATCTTTTATAATGGCTTCATATAATATTACCTTTCCGTTAAATGATGATGTCAGTACAAACACTTATTTTTTAATGAGTAAAGTGACCAAAGACGCATTCAGTTCAGACTTGTTATTACTCTTGCTTACAAGTAAAGGCGAAAGATATTATGAACCAGACTATGGTACTGATTTATTGAAATATATATTCGAACCAAACGATAATTTAGATGCAAATGATATTGAACAAGAAATTAAAAGAACAGTATCAACATATATTCCAGCACTTACAATTAATAGTGTAACATTTAATTGGCTTACTGATGATGAAGGAAATTCAATATCGGAAAATCAAGTAAATGTTAATGTTAAATTTACATTTTCGGAAGATGCATTTACGGAAAAAGGTGAATTAGATTTAAACTTTTAAAATATAAAATATGGCAAACAACACTACTCCAAACATTATACAATATGGTTCACGCACGTTCGGTGACATAAGAACTGACTTAATAAGTTATATTCGTCAGGCATATCCAGAAGTTTTATCTGACTTTACTGATAGTTCAGTTGGCTCAATGATAATTGATTTAAATGCTGGTGTTACCAATAATTTATCTGTTAATACAGATCGAGCATTTCAGGAAACGCAATTAGAATATGCACAACAAAGAGCATCAATTTTAAATATTGCAAAAAATATGGGATTTAATATTCCAGCAAGAAGACCTTCAGTAACAGTAATTGATTTTACCGTAATAGTTCCTGTTCTTGGTGACAAACCAGATGCTTCATATTACCCTCAATTACAGGCAGGTGCACAAGTACTTGGTGGTGGAAAAGTATTTGAAACACAAACAATCATTGATTGGAGTTCGCCAATAAGTAATTTAGGTGACCCTAATCGTTCGATTATTCCAAACACTGACCCAAACGGTATTATTGTTAATTATAATATAACAAAAAGAGAAGTGGTTATTAATGGTTCTACAAACATTTTTAAAAGAACAATTACTGCAACTGATATTATACCGTTTTTTTCAGTAACATTACCAGACCCTGATGTAATTGAAATAGATAATGTTATTTTATTAGAAGGTAGTAATTATTCTAGCAATCCAAGTGCAAATGATTTTGCAACAGCAACAAACAAATATTATGAAGTAGATTATCTTGCACAACAAAGAGTATTTGTTGAAGATACAAATAGTTCACAACCAAATACAAATACAAATGGACTGAAAGCAGCAACATGGATTGATGTAACCAAAAAATTTATAAAAGAATTTACAACTAATGGTTATTGTAAAGTAACATTTGGTTCAGGCGATGCAGATGTTAATGCATTTAAATCAGGTTTTCTTAAAATGGGTGTAAATAATCAATATTTTCTTGAAAACTTTTTAAATAATACAGCATTGGGTGAAAAATTGTTATCTAATTATACTTTATTCATTCAATATAGAACAGGTGGCGGTAGTAATTCAAACGTGGGAGCAGGTGTTTTAACACAACTTGGTAATTATAATTTAACTGTTCAAGGCTCACAACAAAATTTAAATCAAACAGTACAAAGAAGTTTAGCAGTAAATAATCCAATTCCAGCAATTGGTGGTAATGATGGATTAAGTATTGAACAAATAAGACAATTAATAAAATATAATTTTAGTAGTCAATTTAGAGATGTAAATTTAACAGACTATTTATTACAACTTTATAAAATGCCCGGGAAGTTCGGTTCACCTTTCCGTGCTAATGCAATGAAACTAAATAACAAGGTTGTTATTTCAATGTTAAGTATCTCTGATGGTAAATTATCAAATACAAGTAATACATTGTTACAAGAAAATGTTACTGAATATCTTAGTCAATTTAGAATGCTTAATGATTATGTTGAAGTAAAAGATGGAAAGATATTTAATTTAGCCTTTGATATTGATGTATATGTTGAAAATGTTGCTGATAATCAGGTTGCAAACAGTATTATAACGCTTGTTAGAAATTATCTGGATATTAATAATTATGAAATGAATCAGGATATCTTTTTGGGTCCGCTTCAGCGTGAAATACTGTCAGCAAATGGTGTAATTAATGTTATTGATATTAAAGTATATAACAGAGCGGGTGGTTCATATTCAAATAATGTTATTTCTCAAGCTGTGAATCCAAGTACTGGTGAGATAACAATCATTAATAATACTATTCATTCAACCGAAGACAGTATGTTTGAAATAAAATTCCCCGAAAAAGATATTACAGTCTTCCTACGTAAATCAACAGGCTAAAAATATATATTTATGGCAAAAAAATTAACGACTGAAGAGTTTATTGAAAAAGCAAATAATGTTCATAATAATGATTATAATTATTCATTAACCAAATATGTTAATTCTTATTCAAACATAGAAATTATTTGTTCTAAATATGGTGTTTTTAAACAACAACCATTAAATCACTTACAAGGACAATGTTGTCCACAATGCGCTGAATTAAGCAGAAGAAATAATAAAAGATTAACAATAGAAGAATTTATAAAAAAAGCAAATAAAATACATAATTATAAATATGATTATTCTTTGGCTAACTATATTGATTCACATAGAAATATTATTATAATTTGTTCTATACATGGTAAATTCGAGCAAATACCAAATTCTCATTTAAGTGGTAAAGGTTGTCCTATTTGTGGAAAAATACAACGAGGATTATCTAAAAGAACAACAAATGAAACTTTTATAAAAAAAGCAAATATAATTGCTAATTTAGATTGGAATAAATGATATAATATTTTTTTACAAACTTTTATAAATCTCTGCATATTTTTTGACTACAATATCCCACGAATAATTATTAA